AGCTCGGCGATCTGCTGTTGTTGAGCTTGTAGGTCGCGCTGCACCTCGGCGCGCGCCCAGCGGCGTGTCGAGTCGACAAACTCCGGCCCGTAGGTCGTGTAGTCGTCCTCGGGTATCTCGACCTCGGCGGCCGGCGGGGCCGGCGCTGGAGGCGGCGGCGCCGACTGCATCGAGGCGATCAGGTTTTCGAGCTGTTGAACCTGACTGCGCAGGTGCGGAATCTCGCTGTCGTACTTGCCCTGAAGGGTGCGGTAGCGGTGCTGCCAGTCGTCCTGCGGGGGCGCAGGCGGCGGCGCCTGGCGGTCTTGTTGCTGCTGCTCCTGCGGCGAGCCGATAGGAACTATACCATCGAGTTCCGCCTGCTGCTGTGCCTGCGCCGCCTCTTGGGTGGCGTCGGCGGCCTGCTGCTCGGCCTGGAGCTGGGCCTGCAACTCATGCGCGCGGCGCGCCTGGCGGCGCACCGCCTGCGGCACGCGATAACCCGCGTCGCCGTTAGGAAGTTGCGGCGACGCCGGCGCAGCCGTCTCGGCGACAGGAGAAGGCGCCGGAGCCTGCGTCTCGGTGTTATGGGTCGCTGCGTCGGACACTATCTGGTCTTCCCATTTCCTAGCGGGTTCTCGGCCGCAGGGGTTGTCGGCGGCCGGACCGGCACGGTCGGCTTGATCGTCGCCCGCGAGGGGGCGTTGGGGCCGGCCTCCATGATCTCGAAGCACCACAGGACGTCGCGCACACCCCGGGCGTAGCCGCAATTCTCCGGGGTCGCGGTCTCGACGGCCGAGTGCATCAAGCGGCCCATCTGCTCGGACAGCGCGCCCATCAGGACGCGCCAGTCCTCGGTGTGCTTGAGGCGCTGCGCGGCGTCGAACGCCTGGGAACCAAGGCTCAAGCTCATCGCGGCAGACTCGCTGGCTGTTGCAACGATTTGTGGAAGTCGAGGACGTGCTTCAGGTCGAGGACCGCCTCGTGAAGCCGATCCGAGCTACGCCCAAACCGCATGTCCTCCAGCTTGAGGAGCAACCGCTCCAGCTCGGCCCGCAGCGGCATCATAGGCTAATCAACCCGCTGGCCTTGGGCTTGCCGTAAGCCTCAAAGGCGTGCGCCATCTGCTGCTCGGGGCCGCCGATCCCCTTGGTGATGCCGGCGGCGCGCTGCCCGGTGTAGTTGCCCATGTTCTGCATCGAGCGCGATTTGCCGATGGGGTCGGGAAAGCCCTTGGCGGGGCTACCGGCCATATTTCCGCCGAGAAGGTGCGGCGGCAGGGCCGGCCCAACCGGCGGCGCGGGCGGTTGGCTGCGAGCCATCACTCGTTCTCGTCGGTGTCGCCGACGCCGCCGACATAAAGCTCGGTCGCCGGCACGTTGCGCGGGTTGAGGCGCCCGGCGTCGGTCGAGACCGCCTTGCCCTTGGGGTAGCGGTTGGGGGACGCGGTCGGGCCGCCGGGGTTGGAGGTGCCGCCGCCTTCGATCTTGTTGGTCTGTGCTTTCACTGTGCCGTCTCCGTATTGGTCGCCTTGAAAAGCGTCGCCGGCCGAGGTCTTTTCGTAGGTGCCGTTCATCTGAATCTCCTTCAGGGTCCGGGTAACGCCGGCCCGACGGTGTTAACCGGCGGCGCGAGGTCGGACAGGGACGCAGGCCCCGGCATCGGCGCCTGCGAACCTTGGGCGGCCGCCGCCGGACCAGCGCCGGGCGGCGCCATGAGGTTGCTACCGGTAGTAGGGGTGCCGACGCCGGAGCCGCCGGCGCCGTTGGCTTTCATCGCGACCGCTGCCGCCTTCAACTGCATCTCGGCTTGCTGCTGCTGAAGGTTGTGCTGGATCATCGCGGTCTGGGCGGCTTTCTCGGCCTGGACCTGTTGCTGAATCTGCTCGTCGTCGGGCACCACGTCGTCGGGCAGCCCGAGGTCGCCGGCGAGGGCGCGAAGCACCCGGCCGCGACCGACGTCGCCGACGATCTTGGCGTCGAGCGGGTTCGCCGTGATCTGCAAGAACTGAAGGCGTTTCTGCTGCTCGGTTTCTTTTTGGAGAGCGACCACGACGCCATTGACCTGGATCTGTTCGGACCCCGACAACAGCCCGGTCTCGTCGGTCAGCATCACCATGTCGTAGAGGCTTTCCAGGACGCCTCGAATGACGTCTTCGTCGATGTTGGCGGCGACGGTTTGCAATACCTTCTGGGCGTTGCCCATCAACATGCTAAGACCGGACGCAGTACGTCCCGCACCACCCTTGAGGGACTCGCCCGTGGTGTAGCGCGGGATCGCGCTGATATCGTCGGCCAGCGAGCTGATCGACCCGTAGATCGTCATCAGCTCCTGGGCATTGGAATTGGGCTGGAAGAACTCAACCGGCTTGCGGTTGGTATTGCCGCCCATCGGGTCCGAGAAGACCTTCCAGCGCTTCCAGGGGTAAAGGGAATCCTCGTTGGTCGTCGGGTCCAACAGCTCGGTGTTGATCACCACCTGCGGCCCGGACGCCATACTCAAATTATTCACGAGGGCGCGCAGCGTCGCGTTGGCGACCTCCTGGAGGTCTTCGAGGATATCCGGGAGGCCGTGCCCGGCGATTGTCCCCGGCACCTTCTCGAAGCTGCTGACGTAGTAAGGATGCCGTTGGCGCGGGCTAGGGGAAATCTGGGTCTTGATCGTGTACCGGCCCACCACCCAGCTCTCGACCATGTATTCCCGATCGAGATCGGGTATCTGACTGCGGTCGATGCCGTTTTCGAGAAGCATCTGGCCTTGCATCAGGCCGTGATACTCGACCGCATCTATAAGGTGGGAGGTGTTGAGGCTGGGGGACTCGCGGGCTTGCAGAAGCGCCTGCTCGACATCGGGGCTATCCATCCAATCCCGCAGCCCGGCGGCGTAGTCGGTGAGGGCGCCGCGAACCGCCTCCTGGTCGTAACCGGGGAGGTCCATGACGGAGACCAGGTCGTTGCGGGTGAGGTGCTGGCGCTCGATACACTCGGCGTTGGTGATCTCCTGCGCACCTGGGTCCCAGTAAAAGTCCTGCGGCGCGACGCGCTCCCAGCACATCTGCGGGACAGTCTGGAGGGATGGGCGCCGCTGGTTCCACACCAGCTTCGGCACCATGCGGACCACCGGGCCCTTGATGACCGCATAGGGAAACAGCGGCAAGTCGACGAGAAAGCGCGCCAGCGCCGAATAAAACCCACCCTCGCGCAGGATCTCGTCCATGCGGTCGGCGGCGGCGTCGGCCTGGATGGTGGCGGTGCGCTTGGCCGCCTGCTGCGCCATGTGCATCATCGCGACGTAGCGGGTGTGAACCTGCTCAGGGTCCGGCTGCTGGCCCTGGGCGGCGCTCTGCGCCGCCTGCGCCGCGACCATCTGGGCGATCGTCGCCGCGACTTGTGCGGGGACCGGCGGGTCCTGCTCGGGGTCGACGGTCCAGGGCCGGTCGGCGCCGAGGTAGACGTCTCTCAGAAGGGACGTGGCGCCCCGGCATTTCACCGCGACCAGGCGCGAGTAAACGATACTGCCGCCGAACTTCTCGATCTCGCGCAGTTTGCCCGGGTCGTACTGGCCCTCGAACATCCTTTGCGCCCGAAGGAGTCTGTCGTTGATCGCGTTCGAGCCGCTGTTGCGGTGATTCTGAAAGCCGTACCAGCGGTTCCGGATGTAGTTGCCCAAGTCGTCGGCGCGAGGGCGGGCTTGTGCGTTCTGGGTCTGGGCGAGCCGATCGCGCTCTTGGGCATCGAGCTGGGCGGGGCTGACGACACGCAGAAAGCCCGGCGCCCGCCGCCCGCTCGTCGGCGGCGAACTTGAAGTCTGACCCGGGATCGCAGCGGGCAACGGCGCGCCTCTGTGAAGTCACTATAATATAGCTCCTATAAATCTAACCAATCGGGGTATGATCCGCAACACCTAGTATTTGAGCTAATGACGGGGCCTTATATATGGCACGCGGACGTGACCAAGACCGAGGGCAAGACATCGGCGGTCACGACGACCGCGACACACTCGACCCCAACCCGGCGCTCGACGACGCGCTGATCCTAAGACTGCAATACGACCTCGCCGCCAAGATCCATCCGCCCGAGACGATCGCGGCGAGATATGGGTTTATCGGGGTGAAGGGGCTGCGGCGCTACCTGGCCCACCACCCGCAGGTGGTGGCGAACATCAAAAAAGCCCGGGCGGCGATCGAGAGCGACGAGGGGTCGGAGGGGCGGGTAAGACTGAAGGCCCTACAAGCTACTGAAGTTTTGATTGCGCCGACCGCGCTGATCGCAATGGACCCTCGTGTGGCGCCCCAGCAACGGATAGACGCCTTCAAGCAGCTTAGCCGGGTCGCGGCGGTCGACGGGTCCGGGGCGGCGGCAGCCGCTGCCAAAGCAGGCAGCGGCGCGGCGTTCACCCTGAACATCCTGTTTCGCGAGAATCCCGAGAAGCTGAGCTTCGTCGCCGACCCCGCGACGGATGGCGGGCCGCCGATGCCAACAGGGACTGGGGTTACTACCAGTAGTACGAGCACAGGCTGGGCCGACAGCAGCGGCGCCTTCGGCCTGGTCGACGTCGAAGACGTCGACGACGAGGTATAGGCGTGGACTACCTGCCGCCGCCGACCGTCGAACGCTTTATGCACGACCCGGCCCGCATCCGCGTCTTAGTTGGCCCACTTGGATCTGGGAAGACGATGGGATGCATAATGGAGTTGATGAGGTGGGCGTGCAGCCA